CTACTTTTTTCTTATATGTCAGTTCCACATCATAGCCGAGCTCGTCCATCATTTTCACAAAGGTCTTGTTCACGATCTGCTCGCGGCCCTTGGTGATGCGGTTCACATAGGCAAGGGATACTCCGACCTTCTCCGCCACCTCCGTCTGGGTTGTGCCGCTCTCGATCAGCTTTGTTTTCAGGTCCAGTTCTATGTTATTTTGGAGCATCCGTTCACCTCTTTCAAATATCAACCTATGACTTTATAAGTATAGCACGCTCCTGTGAACTTTTCTACCGCGCAGACAAAAAAAGCAAGCGCCCCGAAGGAGCGCCTGCGTGATGGCTGAATGCTTACATTTGTACTTCTGTCTCAAGGCCGGATTTGAACTCAAAGGCAAGGTGGTCATCGTAAACCGTGATCTTCTCGATCAGCTGCCGGACCAGCCCTTCATCGTAGTCCGTCACCTCGGTGGTCTGCTCCGTCAGAAAGGCTTCGAGCTCATCCAGCCGCTGCTTGAGTCCTGCACGGTTGGCTTCTTCGATCAGCAGGTCCTGCTTTTCTTCCCGGAGTGCGTCAATCTCGTCGGCCAGCTCCTCAAAGCCCTGCTTGGCATTGGCCTTCTTCAAGAGCTCCTTCTGCAGGGCCTCCAGCCGCTCATCGATCTCCGTCACCCTCGGGCTGTTGCTGGTCTGCATGGCCCGTTCCATTGCCAGTTTCATTCCCGGCAGGAACTCGTCCTTCTGAGCGATCAGCTGGTTGAACGCAGTCACGACCGCCGCGTGCATATCCTTCTCGTAGATGGTCCGTGACGGGCAGTCCACATTCGCTTTCCTTTTCTCGATCCGGCTAATGCAGCGCCATACAGGGATCTTTTCTCCGCGAATCCACCACTGAGTCCTGCGGAAAATGTCCCCGCAGTGAGCGCAGTAAACAAGGTGGGACAGAGCGTACTTTCCGCTATAGACTCGCCGCTTTCCGGTTCCGGTTTCCAGCCTGGCCCTGCGCACCATCTCCTCCTGCACCTGCAGGAAAAGGTCTCGCGGGATGATGGCCTCGTGGCTGTTCTCCACATAATACTGCGGAACGATGCCCTTGTTGGCCACCCGTTTCTTATTCAGGAAGTCCGTGGTTATTGTCTTCTGCAGAAGCGCATCCCCGATGTATTTCTCGTTCGTCAGGATCTTCTTCAGGGTGGAGGCAAGCCAGTAATCGTTACCTGCGGCTGTCCGGATACCGTCAGCGGTCAACCCCTGCCCGATGGCGTAGTAGCTTTTGCCGCCAAGGTACTCTCGGTAGATGCGCTTCACAACCTCGGCCTCTTCCGGGTTGATCACCAGGTTGCCGTCCTCGTCCTTATCGTACCCGAGGAACCGGTTCGTGCAGACCTGCACCTTGCCTTGCTGGTAGCGGTACTGCAGCCCCAGCCGGACGTTCTGTGAAAGGCTCTGGCTCTCCTGCTGGGCAAGGGAAGCCATGATGGTGAGCAAGACCTCACCCTTGGCATCCAGCGTGTTGATTGCTTCCTTCTCGAAGAACACCGGGATGTTCTTATCCTTCAGCTGTCGGATGTACTTCAGGCAATCGAGCGTGTTACGGGCAAATCGGCTGATCGACTTCGTAACGATCATGTCCACCTGGCCCGCCATGCAGTCCTCGATCAGGCGATTGAATTCTTCTCGCTTTTTGGTGTTGGTGCCGGAGATGCCATCATCGGCATAGATGCCTGCGAGCTCCCAGCCGGGATGGTTTCCGATAAATTCTGTGTAGTGCTTAATCTGAGCTTCATAACTTGTCGCCTGCTCGTCCGTCTCCGTGGATACGCGGCAATAAGCCGCCACCCGGAGCTTTGGAGCATCTTCTGTTTTCTTCCTCGCGCCGACTGTCTTCCGCGCAGGAATCATTGTCACTGTTGCCATTTCAAACCTCGCTTTCAATCAGGCTGTAAAGGTACTCTGCCTGCTTGTAGGGATCGGTGTTGACCGTGACCGGCTTTCCCATCCGAAAAGCTGTCGGTGCCGGTCGTGCTTCCATCGTTTTCTTCTTTCGTTTATTTCGGCCCAGGGTCTTCTCCCGGCGCTGGCGCTCGGCCTCGAAGGCGTCGTAGGTTTCCTGATCGATGATCGCCGGATAAAAGTCGTCACCCAGCAGGTGTGAATTCTGCATCATCCGCTTTGCCGAGGAGTGCTTCATCGTGATCCCGGCCTCTGCTGCCGATGCGACCAGTGAAAGCCCGCCAAGGTACCCTTTGTACATTTTCCGGATCTGAGCGGCTTCTTCTTCGTTGATAACCGCTGCGCCGTTCTCGATACGGTAGCCGTAAGGCGTATGTCCTCTGCTCATGCTTCTCCCATCCTTTCTGTCAGGCTCAGGCCGCATTTCAGGTGGAAGGTGACCTCCTCCCGCGACCGGACCTCTCCGTGGTCGAGGAACCGTTCGACCAGTTCTCCGTCAAAATCCGGGCTGGGCTGTGCATGCCCAACGTATCGGATCAGCTCGTTCAGGGCCTCTGTCTGTTTCATGCAGCCGGTGACTTCCTTCACCAGCTGCTCCTTTTCTGCTGTCAGGGCATCGGCCTCGGCGGCAAGGTCGTTACTCTCCTGTGTGAAGAGCGCCGGTTCCAGGTAGCCCCGCGTCATGATGGTGGTCAGCGTTTGCCGCCGTTCCACAATCTTCTCCAGCTTCTGGTCGATTTCATCGATCCGGAGCAGGTTGCCTTTATGCGTCTCGCCCCGGATGGCTTCGATCAGTGTGTGGAGAACTTCCTGCCTTCCGAAGATCAGCTTGTTCATCATGGTCGTGAAGGCATATTCCAGATCCATTTCCCGGATGTACTTCAGGGAGCAGGTGCTGACATCATCCAGATGCTGCTTGCAGACCCAAACCGGGTACCGGATGCTGCCGGTGGAATTGATGTGCCGCTTAAAGCCGCTGCCGCATTCACCGCAGACGAGTTTGCCGGTAAAAGGGTACCGATTCTGGTAACGCGGATCATTCTTTTTGATGTTCTTCTCCTGTGCCCGCTGCTGCAGAAGCGCTCCGGCAGCTTCGAACTCTTCCCGGCTGACAAGGGCCTCGTGATGATCTTCCATATAGAACTGATCCCGCTCACCGCGATTCACGTGCCGCTTAAACCGGAAATCTGAGTAGGTCTTCTGAAAGAGGCAGTCACCGGTGTACTTCTCGTTCGTGAGGATGCCCCGGATCGTGGTTGGTGTCCAATTGCCGCCCCTCCGGGAAGGCACCTGCTTTTTGTTGAGCTCCCGGGCAATCGCCGCGCTGGCTTTTCCGCTCAGGGTCTGTTCAAAAATCCACCGCACCCATTTGGCCTCATTCTCGTTGATGACCATCTCGCCATCCTTCGAGCTGTAGCCGTATGGCGCGTACCCGATCTTGAAAGTCCCGTTTTCATACCGGTGCCGGACGCTCCATTTGCTGTTCTCAGAAATGGAAACGGACTCGCTTTCGGCAAGGCTGCTCATGATCGAAAGCAGGAGCTCCGATTCCATGGACCCGGTATCAAGGTTTTCCTTTTCAAAGTAAATCGTGATCCCCAGGTCGAGGAGCTTCCGGACCAGTTCCAAGCAGTCTGTCGTGTTGCGGGCAAATCTGCTCAGGGACTTGGTCATGATCCGGTCGATCTTTCCAGCCTCGCAGTCCACGATCATTCTCATGAGCGCAGGCCGCTTTTCCTTACTGGTGCCGCTGATGCCCTCGTCGTAATAGAGCCCGGCATATTCCCATTCCGGGTTGGTACCGATCAGGTTCTCATAATGACTCTTCTGCGTTTCCAGGCTGACCAGCTGATCATCCATCCCGGTGGAGACCCGGCAGTAAGCAGCGACTCTTGTTTTTGCTGTGATTGCGCGGGCCTCTGCTGGCTCAATTATGGTTATCTTTTTCATTGACTCGCCTCCTTTCGCAGTCCGATATTCGCTCTGAACTGGACACATAGCAACTCATTTATCACAGTATTTCGGCCAGATATGGCACAAAGATTTTGCGGGTTTCAGCCAGAATTCTGTCGTATTCATCGACTGTGATGAGGCCCTTCTCCAGCATCTTCTTCGTCAGCTTCTCAGCCCTGTGATAGTTGATTTCATCGTATAACTGCTTATCGGTAAGCCGGTGAGCGGCAGGCGCTTTTGTCTCGGCAGGCGATGTGATCTTCGTCACTTGCATATTCTCGTTCTCCCTTCCGAGGGAACTTGTCTATCCCTCTGCCATCCCATGCCTGCAAAGAGCCGTTTTTTATAATGGAAAACGAGAATGATATTCACATGAAAAAACCCGTGAGCCTCTTAAAAGAGCTACTCACGGGCTAATCCGAAATAAATGCTAATTCCAGTTCTTACAGATACTTTTCTACATCTTTTGCTTTCAATACTTTCCCAGCAGAGACCACCTTTTCATCGATCATGAGTGCAGGCATACTCATCACGCCATAGTTCATGATCTTCTCCATGTCCGTAATGTACTCGATTTCCGCATCGATACCCTTATTCGCCACTGCTTCCTTTGCAGACCTCAAAAGCGCCTCACAGCTTTTGCAGCCGCCACCTAAAACCTTGATGTTCATGATGTCCTCCTTCAGATAAACAGATTTTGAAATACATTAAAGCCATACCCGACGATGATGATTCCCACCGTACATATAGCTATAAATGTTCCCAGAAGTTTCGGCTTGATTGCCTTCTTCAGCATAATGAGAGACGGTAGGCTGAGTGTTGTAACCGCCATCATAAAGCTGAGGATTGTCCCAAGCAAGGCACCCTTTGCAAGAAGCGCCTCCGCCACAGGTATTGTTCCAAAAATGTCTGCGTACATTGGAACCCCAATGACAGTCGCCAGAATAACACCGAAGGGATTACTGCTCCCAAGAATTGTCTGAATCCAGCTCTCCGGTATCCAATTATGGATGAGAGCACCGATGCCAACACCGATCAGGATGTAAGGAAACACCTTTTTGAATGTTGAAGTGACCTGGTCCTTCGCATAGATCAAACGGTCCTTTACTGTCAGATCCGGCGCTTCAATATTGACGCTGCTATTACTGTTTCGGATGAAGTCAGCGATCTGATCCTCCATGTGGAGCTTCTCGATCAGCGTCCCGCCTATCACTGCAATTACCAATCCCAAAATCACATAGGCAATAGCGATCTTTAGACCGAAAATGCTCATCAGCAGAACAAGGCTACCCAGATCCACCATCGGGGACGAAATTAGGAACGAGAATGTCACTCCCAGCGGAAGTCCGGCGCTTGTAAATCCCATGAAGATCGGAATGGAAGAACAAGAGCAGAAAGGTGTTACAGTGCCCAGCAAAGCTCCGACAATGTTCGCACCAACTCCATGAAACCTGCCCATTATCTTCCGGCTGCGCTCCGGTGGAAAAAAACTCTGTATATAAGAGATCAGAAAAATCAAAACGCAGAGCAGCACTGTTATCTTGATTACGTCATAAAGGAAGAATTGCACACTTCCGCCGATTTTCGTATTGGCATCAAGCCCCGCTGCTGTCAACAGTCTCCCGATCAGGGAACTCAACCATTTCATGCCAAGTATCTGATCCTGTATAAACTTCCACATATTAGCCTCCTTAGTTTGATACATTCAAATGTATCTATGTATTATCCTTTTTTATAGGCAACCCACTTACGGATTGCCAATAAAAAGAATCTTCTTACGCGCCAACACTGCAACAGCAGTTTCCGGTTTCATTTCCATCTTCACAATCGCAGCGTGCATATGTTCTGATCATCTCCCGAAAAGCTGCTACGCCTTCCGGTGAAATCGAATAGTACATCCACTTTCCATCTTTGCGACCAACTACAAGATCGCTGTCACAAAGTATTCTCATGTGATGGGATAAAGTGGGCTGCGTGATATTCAGCTCTTCCAAAAGAACGCATCCACACTTTTCTCCATGCTGTAATGCAAGCATGATGGCTAGACGGTTTTCATCGGTCAACGCCTTGATCTTTCTAACATCTTCTCTCAAACCCACAGTGTTCACCTCCTGAGATGTGCTTATCATACCACACACATAGATGGTTGTCAATATATCAATGTGTCAATTATAAAAAAAGAGCCTGCCGACCATCCCGAAGGACAGCCGACAGGCATAAAAAACATCAGATGCGCGAAGCATAGTCGAGCGAGATCCAGCCCGCGCCGGATTTGAGGCGACCCCAGCCGAAGTCAGATCCCTGGCCGGACTTAACCTCCATGATCGTGAATACCCCTTTCCCGGTGTACTGGCCCGTCCTGCTGTAATTGGTCCCAGGACCCTTCCGGATGTTTAGGTCGCTAACCCCGACGCGCACGAGGAACGGGACTGCCTGTTCCGGAGCAGAGGCTTTCGGAGTGTAAATCTTCACCCCATCACCATCGAATACGCTGTAGCCCGGATTGTCATCCGCGCAAGCTTTCGCATTATCGAGAATCTTGAACGTTCCCTTCTGGGAGGCTGCATCAGACCACGCTTTCCGAACGCGATACCATACAACATTATCCGTCTGGGCCGATCCTGCTTTATCGTACTGTGTCAGGTTCCACCGTTCAATAATAGAGCAGATCTTACTTACATAGGAAGTGTCGGTCGCATAGCCGCCATCCTTGATGATCTGAATTGCCTTCTTATAATTGGTGCAGCCCTTCAGCCCTTCATATCGGAGCTTGCTGCCGTTCTTCGCCCCGAGGAGATATGCGGAATGATCACCGATGGAATCCTCGATGCAGGGGTACTTTCGGAAATCAGCCGTGATGGTATAAAGTCTGCCGGTCCCGTCATCCTCCTGCGTCTTCTTCGTGTAGATGGACTTTCCATCCCAGGTTGATCCAGCCCAGGTATTTCCGGAGAGCGTCTTCTTCATCCCAAACACGTTATTTGCATTCTGGGCGAGCTCTGTCTTTCCGTATCCGGATTCGAGGATGAACTGTGCCAGGGAAACGGAGGCAAGGATACCGCTATTCTTCTGGTCAGCAGTGAACAGAGCGCCAACTTTCTTAATCACATCGCCCTCAGACAGATCTTTCAGGGCGACTGCTTGCAGGCCAGTCGTCTTAACAGGTGCTTCCGTAGTGGTACTGCCGCCAAGCAGCGCTGTCACCTTCGCGGCAAGGTCCCCCATCCTCACATACATCCAGTTTCCCGGACAGGACTTGTTCGCAAACCAGCGATGAACCGTCAGGACCATCTCATCACTCTTCGGGCTGTAATTCAGGGTCTTATCCTTATCCCCGAGCCAGAGCAGTTTCTTCTTACCGTTTCGCTTACAGATATCCGCGCAGAGCACAATCAGCTTCTGATAAACCACGTCCCGGAAAGCATAAGGTTCCAATGTAGCAGAGGCACACTCGATCGTGATGGCTCTCTGGTCGTTCGCATTACTGGAAGAACACCAGGATCGGTTTTTCTCCTCAACGTAAAGACCAACGCGGCCATCCTTGTCGATGCCGTAGTTACTGGACGCCTGAGTGCTGGACTGTGCAAACCAGTCACCAAGTCCCTCCGCCGTGCACTGGCCGACCACGCAGTGGGGAGTGATCCGGTCGATGCTGTGCGTCCGTTGCCCGGAATGGTTCGGGCTGAGTTTCCTATAAGCCACTAATGGGCTGTTTGTGTATGCCATCGTCTTACCGTCCTTTCGTAATAGGAAAGAGCGGGATCTCTCCCGCCCCTCATCACTCGTTGTTCTCTTTTTCTGCCCGGTCGTGGAGTTGCTCCAAGACCACTTTCAGTTTTTCCGGTATCGGCAGTCCCAGGTGTCCGGCATTCTCCAGAAGGCTCACACCTTCATTGGAAAGGTAAAAGAAAATGACCGCCGTCCTTAGCACGCTGCCGGTTCCGATGATCTGTGTATCCAGCACGTGGCCGATACCAACGAGCAGGAAAATCAGCACCTTCCGGCAGATCCCCTTAAAGCCAACCTCGGAAGAAAGCCTGTGGTCTGCCGCCGCACACATCACTCCTGTGATGTAATCGACCACCACAAACAGCACCAGTGCATACAGCAGACCGTCACAGCCTCCGAGAAACCATCCAAGCCAGCCGCCAACCCCGGTGAAGATCACCTGGATCGTGTTCCAAAATTCCTTCATAATGAAAACCCTCCTTTGCATGAGAAAGGCACCCCCGAAGGGATGCCCCATTTTAGATACAGAAGCCTAAGCAGATACCATAAGCTCTCGTAACATCT